GTCGTCGAAACCGCACTTCAAAGGTCCCTGGAAGGACCCGCCGAGACCGGTCGAGACCAATCAGACCTCGGAACTTTATCAGCGAGCGCAGCCGTCAGCATGGCGAAGCGCTTGCCGATCTCTTTGATGTGTCCAGGTGACCGCGGCGCATCGATCGCCATTGCCACCCAGTCACAGAGCTCCGATAAGGTCGGCGAGTTCGGTGAGCATCTTTTTGTATTCCTTGCTTTTGGTCTGCTCGTCGCGCTCGTGGTAGTTTCCATTTTTGGTCCTCATGATCTTGTCAGCGTAGGCCCACGGCTCGCCCTTGATCTGCTCCCAGTACTGGGATAGACCATCGAGTGAGTCGATCACCGCCTGGGGGTGACCAGCCTTGTTGATCCAGTGTTGGACCCACTGGTAGGGATTGAAGGACCTTGACCCATTGGCCATGCCTTTCAGCGTTTCACACTTGGCCCGTATCGTCTCGGCGTACTCACCGGCCCGTTTCACAAAATGCCCTTTTTGTTTCAGCCCGGCGCCGCCCTTGGCGCCGGATAGTACTTTAGTACTATCCTTTAGAGGCGGTAACGGGGACGGAAACGGAGACGGAGCAGAAACGTCAGCAGGTGCTGGTTTTTGATGCTGTTCTGCTGGCAGCATGCTGGCAGCACTGCTATTTTCTGCTGTAGCATGCTGGCTGCATGCTACAGCATGCTGTAGCATGCTGGCAGCATGCTGCGGCATGCTATTAGCATGCCGCAGCAGGAAACCATATTCAGCAGGATCAAAGCCGTATTTGTCTTTTGCCATTCTCCAGGCGGCATCTTCGCCGTGGTGCTTTATCAGGGCCTTCATCCTGGCCCTGTTGCTGCGGTCCTTCGACCCTGACGCCCAGCCCTGGTGCTGGGTCCAGTCGTGGACGATCACCACGCCATCGGCCCGGCGCTCGATCCAGCCTGATTTTTCAAGGGCAGAAAGCAACTCTCCCGGCTCTCCCGTCCACCTGACCTCGTCGGCTATGTCCTGGTCAGTCCACCCATTCAGTACGCCACCCGGCCGGCTGACCGCTGTCGCTATCCACAGATCGAGCAGATAGCCGACAGCGCCGGAGCCGAGCATGCTTTCGAGCTTCCGGCGCTTTCGGTGGCCCCTCAATAGTACGGATACGCGGATGTCTGAGATCACACGATCCCCTTTTCTTTGGCCAGCCACTCAGGGATCTCGAAAATAAAATCGTTCCTGTGGCTCGCCTTCACACGCCGCTCCGACTTGACCACGCTCTTCGGGATCCAGGTCTCGTGCTGGCCGTCGAAAACCAGGTAGGCCTTTTCAGTCTCGCGCCGGACTTCGCCGCAGAATTCAACAAGGCTGGCCATACTAAAACCTCATCGGCATTAAGGCGCCCTTCTGGTCAACGTCTTCGTCCGCTCTTTCGCCGAGAAAAAAGATCATGTCTTCGGGGCCTGCATAATAAACATGGCCAGAAAACCCTATGCTCAGGCTTGCAAAATAGGCACTATTAAACACGCCCCTCGTGCCTATGATCACTTCGGCGAGAGTCTTCATCCACCCAACGTCGCCATAACCGGATACGACCACGTTGGTATGTCCCGGCGTGAGCTGGTACAGCTTCTCAAAATCAGGGCAGGGCTGACGCATGTCCTCAGGTTTTCGGGAGTGTTTCAGGATAATCGTGCTCGCCTTTTTAATTGGGAGATAACATCCGTCCTCTATGCCTTCCACGCGCACGCTTTTCAGCATCGCCCCGTTTGTCCGGTGTATCCAGCCACCAGCTGCGACGGCAAACTGAATATGGTCGCGCTTGTCGGCCGGATCAGTTTTCACATCTATCACCCAATTCAGCAGCGGCCACAACTCGTCAGCCTTCTCGGCCTCATACGTTATTGATTTCAGCATCTCATCCTCCCACGGTTTACTTGGTTATTTAATCCGATCCCACAGCCACAACTCTATGAAAACCTTGCCCGGGAAAAACTCGCACTGATCACGCCGCAGCCGCACGATCCTACCGTCGTCGGCGAGCGTCAATTCCAAAACTTCAGGACGTTCCGTCGGCCTCACGTCGCTGATCGCGACCGCCACTTTCTGCCTTGAGGCCCTGGTGGATAAAGAACAGGGCCTGGAGCTCGGGTGTCCTGAAGTTTTCTTGCGCTGAGCGTTTGAGGCGCTCATAGATTTCCTCGAAACCGTTGATGTTGATCATGACAAGTTCTCTGGTCGGTGTAAGCTCCGCTGGAGTTGCTGGAAGCGTATCATGACCTGTACCGTGTGCGACTGTCTTCCGCGCCTGCACGGATTTCATCTCCGCGTGGCGCTGGCGGATCAAATCGCGGCGGTTTTTGCCAGTGATCCCCAAAGCGCAGCGCCGCGTGTACACCGATGCGGGCGAGCGTCCGAGTTGTTTGGCAATTTCAGCCGCCGGCATGTCTGGATGATCTCTCAGAAACTGGTCGTCAGCCTTGGTCTTTTCGGAGCTTTGTCTCGCCATATCCGTCATCTCCACCGGCACGCTGCAGGACCTGCCCTCCAGCGCCGCCACGTATTCGACCCGCCGCTTGCATTTCAGGCACGAGTCGTTGTTTTTGTCGCTCATGCCTAACCCACAGCTGCGGCAGGGATTGATCATGATTTGAAATCGCCCGTGTTCCTAAGCCGGAGGCGTCGTTCCTTGTTTTGCCGGCCAGTACTTATCCCGTCACGGGCCGCCGGGCAGAGGCCCACCAGTATTCGCGCCCTGGCGGAGGCGCAACCGGTCTCAAATCAGCGGATCGATAGTCGTGCGGCCGGCACGACCATTGCGCGACGCTGCGCACATCCTGCTGGTGGCGTAATAGCCCCATTTGGCAGAGGCGACGCAAATCAAGAAATGCATCGCCTCAAATTTCGCGTGGTCGCTTGGATCGCGCTTGAAATCAGCCCAGGCCGTGCAAACCATATCGAGCGTTTTTCGTGGCAGCTCGCACTCGACAAAATCGTTGTCACCGCACATAGACCACCAGCCCCTTGGGTTTGTTGATCATGGAAACCAGGTCTTGCCATGCCAGACCGCGCCGCACGCCCAGGATCAGGATGATGGCGATCAGGAAATAGGCGCAGCGCTTGATCAGTTTGGACTTCGATCGATCCATGCTATCCGCAATTGTTAGCGAGCCTCCGCTCGATAGTTCCAAAGTCCCCTTATATGATTGCCAGTGAACCACAGAGACACTACGAACACGCCCCATTGCCCCGCCGTGAATGATGTGTAAATCCAGAAAGGTTGACCACAAAGACCAAGGATAAAGCCCATGCGCTTGTGCTTTGTTCCTGCGAATGCCCATATCGAGGCGCAGGAGAATATTAGGATCGCGGTCTGGATGATGTTTTCGAGCACTATCGCTGCCTACCCCCACAATTTCGCCACAGCGTATCCGACCAGGCCGCCGGCCGCGAAGCCGAAAAACGTGAAAACCGCGTAAGCCATGACGATGCACGAACCGTTGACATCGATCCATCGGCGTCCGTCGGAACGCCTTCTCTCGGTGAATTCGCATTCGGTGATCATGGTGTCCTCCATCACAAACAAAGCGCCAGCGACGCCAGCGCGGTCAAGCAGGTGCCGATCGCCACGGACGCGAGCAGCGACTGGGCGATCTCGCGCGGGCTGAATCTGTCCTCGGGCTCCTCGTCGCGGATCCAGCGGCCTCGGTGCTCGTCGTAAACGTAGGGGAAGGGTTCGGGGGTCATGCGGTCCTCCTGAATTGGATAACCCACACCCACGGATTGCTCTCCCATGGGTGCTTTTTGCCGTTGATTGATTCCCAGATTTTCGCGAACTGATCGCGCTCTGAAAAGACGGCCTGTCGGCAAGTTTTGGGAAGTTGATCGATTGGTATTTGGCTGCCCTCGGCGATTGCGTCTTCTTCGCTAATTTCCTGCAACCGCTCCACGCGAACGCCGGTGATCTCAAGCGTGATCCGGCTCGCCCAGCGGGGCATGTGGATGGAGGGACGCCAGCGTCCGCCATACGTTGAAAGGCTAAATGTTCTGGCTGGTTCTTTGAAGCATTTGCGATAGGCATCAGATTCGATTATGTAACCGTGATGAATCCAAAACCTGCCGCCGCCACCATCGCCAATCCACGCTCCGCATTCAGCATCAGCGGCGTATCCGACGATGTTCTTTTGTTCCGAGCACCATTTTTCCCTCACCCACAGCCGGTCTCCTGGCTGTCCGTAGGGGCAGCGCACAAAATCATCCGCGCAGCAACCACACCACAATTTTCCGCTGTGCCCGGCGGTTTGGTATCCTTCCGGCGTGGTGGCGCACATTTCTTCGGGCTGCCAATCGAAGCCGCAGTCGCACGGAATTCTTTTCACAATACGCCGCGTCTGCGTCTTACGGCCCTCAAGGATGGCGCGGACCATCGGGCCGCTAAAAATAATCGGACGATCTCTCAAGCCGCCCTCCCGCACGCGCCATCCGCCGGCAGTTCGGCGAACTGGCTCTTGATGTTCAGCATGGTCTCGTCGAAGCAGCGCTCGCAATAGCCGTGACTGTCGCGGACATCCGAGCGGCCGTCGGGCTTGGTTCCGTAGATGCGGCCACAAACGCAGCAGACGCTCCTGATCACAGCGCACCCCCGACGATGGCCGCCGCTGCCGAATATATTTCCGCTCTGCCGAAGATCTCCCGCAGGTTCTCGATCGCGGCGACCAGGTCCTGGGGCGGATGGTATTCGCGATGCCAGTGGCGGCACTGTGGATCTCCGCCGGTCCAGGCCGCCGTTGCGATCTCGACGGCGCCGCAGTCTTTGCAGGTCGCGCTCATGCAGGCCCCCTATGCTATCGAGAAACCGCAGCGGTCTTCGACGACTTCCGACCTGCGCTTTATGTATATACGTTGGCATTCAGATGAAGCCATCCCGTCAGCGTATTTAAGAATGTCCTGGTACATGAAATTTTGAAAAGACTCGCCATTGATCAGATCAAGGCGCAACTGCATTCTTTTAGATCCGTCCCCCACTTTTTTCCTTTTCCATCCAAGGAGCGCCTTGTACTCGACGTTCTGTGTTATCGCCCCTCGAATTTGGATCTCATATTCCGGCAGCATTTTTTTGCATTGGTCAATGAAGAGGTCCAAGCTGTCGTTGTCTGCAAACTCTATCTTTCTGCGCTCTATGAGCGAACGCTGCCCGAACCGTTCAATCAATTTTATCCCGCACTTTTGCTGGCCTGGATTTTTTTTGATGCTTCCGGGCAGCGCCATAGATCCGCAGCCAGTCGGGAAGATGTGCTCGATCTTCTTTTCGGTGTTGGTGGCGGCATAGGTTCGTTCAATGGTAATAGAAATGATTCTGTGCCCAAGATCCGACAAGATCTTCTGCGACCACCCGGAAAGGAGCAGCATTTCGGATGGTGCCGATACCGTTAAATGATTCTTTCCCCCGAATGCGAAGCAAAATTCCTGTGCGTCGCTATGGGTGTTAAAATGCACAATCTCAGTATTGTTGCCCTCCATGAAAGCCACCGACCAGCGGCCGTTTTCTTCTTTTTTCATCGCCTTGATCGTGACTTTTCCCTTCCCACGAAACTCATCGATTAGCTTTTTTAGATCGTACTTTTTTTCTTTCATGGAGCGCCTCCCTTGTTTCAGAGCTAAAGTGTTCGATTAGACTGAAAGCGGTGCATACATCTGCCAACAATGAATCTGGAACACTGTCTGATACCGGAAACTTGATTCGCTTTTTTAAAAACGATCCGAAGCGTTCAATCTCCCGGCACACCTCTCCCCACGCAGCCGTTTCATTTTCTGCCTTTTGGCCCGCCACAGGCCTTCCCGCCCCTTCACGCGCGCCGCCCCTTGCTGTCGGAGGATGCGTGACGCTGGTTATTGGTGGTTTACTCGGTGTGTTTATCGGTTCGTAAGTGGGCGATTTGGTTGCGGTGTTTGATTTTTTTGAACATCTGTTCAAATTATTTTCTTCTATTCTCTTGGCCCTCATTCTTAATGTGTGCGGACTAATCGTCACCTCAAACAGCTTCTCCACCCAGGCCGCGAGTTCCTTGCCGATGGTCCATGGCTTCTTCCCATCCTCAAGGGCGGATTTGATTTCCTGCTCGATGTAGAGCTCGCAGGCCTCGCGGTTAGCCATTCCTTGTCCTCCTCCATTCCCTTTTTCGTGGCCGCATGCCGTACATGGCGCGGTACTCGTCAGTTGTGCGTGGCTTGTAGCGCTCCGGGTCCACCGGCGGCAGGGCCGCGTCGATCTTTGCGAGCGCAGCGTCCAGGTCCATCACCACCCGATCGCGGATCGCCTTGATCTCCATGCGCAGCATCAGGAGCTCTGGCTCGGCCGCGCTTTTAACTACATTTATTGATGTGTTGACGTTGTTCGACATCGTTTACCTTGCGTGCCCGTTCCTGGTGTCGTAATCCTCGACCAGGTAGCGTACTGGATCGAACGATGACTCATGGAGGTAGCGAGCGATGGCGATCAGGATCTGCTCATTCATCTGTTTCTTCTGCGCCGAGGAGAGCCCGCCGATCCGCTTGAGGGTCACGTCTGGGATGCGCAGGGCGTACACCTCGGTCAGTTTGTCCATGTTGAGCTCAGGCATGCCGCCCTCCCCCGGTTTGAAACAGTCGATAAGCTCGGCCACAGGATCGGCATCCGATTTCGCGGGCGCTGGCGTCTGGTGCTTGAGGAGTCGGAGGAAATTGAATCGCATGGCCGGTTAATTTGTTGACTTATGAAACCAAGTCGGTTTAAAATTGATAGGATCAGTTGCAAGCCGCGCGGCGGCACTCTGACAGCTCGGGAAAAACGAACTCGATCGGCAGACCGAGGGCGTCGGCGATTCCCTGCGACACCGGCCGCGACACGGCCTTGCGGAAGATCACCCGCTGCACGAGCGAAGGGCTCACGCCGATGTCGCGGGCCACCTTGGTCTGGGTCAGGTCTTTTCGGATGAACTCGATTCTGATTTCTTTTGGCTCCATGTTGGCCTCGCGTTTAATTTTGCTTTTGGCTTTTAACTCAATTCTATTATTACATTGTGATAAATGTCAAGTAAAAAATATCACTTTGTGAATTTTGTTGAATCGTGATGAAAATAGGGCAAAGAATAAAGCACCTTAGGACAATGCTAAAACTCGATCAACGGGAGTTCGGAAAGCCAATTCCCTTGAGTCAGGCGTTCATTTCTGAAATCGAACGCGGTGGCAGATCACTTAGTGATACCGCAATGGAAGTGTTGTGCAGCCGTTACAAGGCAAACATCGAGTGGCTACGTACTGGCGAAGGCGAAATGTTCTCGAAGGGAGTTGCTCAGGTGGATGACGAAAAACCAGAAGAAGCCGCGGCCGTCCAGCTTCTGCGAAACATTTTCCGGTCCGGAAACGAGGTCTACGTCAAGGCGATCGTGACCAACTTGTCCGCTTTCAACGAGGCCATCATGACATCCGTGCGGCCCGCAAATTATCAGCCCCCGGAGGGAATGGTCCTGATCAAGAACAGGCGATTGAAGGACGACCCGAACTACCCTCCTGAAAAAGAGAAGCGAGCAGGTGGACAGGGCCGTGGTGGCTCCGTGGGGTAGCGCCGCCGGGGGCGCGGCTCGTCGTGCGTTACTTGCCCGATGCGCCGGCGTTCACGCGGATCGCCGTGAACGCCGAGTATTGCCGCGTCTTCGGCGTGAAGAAAATAGATGTGATCGAAGCAAGCTCCCTCTCTCTTATTGCGCACAGAGAGATCGCGACCGTGCGCAAGAAACTGACGGCCGCCGTGGAGTCGCGCTCGCCGATGCTCTCAACCGAGACGGCTGTGCGCCCGGACGGATCAAGAGTGCGCGTGCGCTGGCTGGACTTTCCATTGACGGACTGCGAGTCTGGCGCGGTGGTCGAGATGATCGCGATCGGCGAGGTGATCGAGGAGGGTTGAATGGTCGAGGCCATTATCGTCATCCTCATCGCTTTCACTATTGCATACTATGCCTCGATTAAGAGAAGGAACGGCGCCGTGGCCGCTCGGCCACGAGCCGCACTGCCGTCAGAGCCGCCCCCGCAGCCGCGCCGCCTGGATTCCATCCCCGGCGTGTCTGCGTTCACGCTGAAACTCTCAGGGTCAAATTTGCAGACTACAATAAAAAGTCGGCGGGACAAATCGGCCGAATACGCGGTCGATCTTTCCGCGCAAACCTGCACCTGTCCTGATTTTGTCGAGACGCGCACGGAATTCGAGTTCGGAGATCCGAGACGCTTTTGCAAGCACATGGTCAAAGCGGCTATCAATGCGGACGCGCTCGAAAAGTCTCCTGCCGTTTTCCGGATGGTTTTTGAAAACGCGCTCGAAATGGGCAAGGGGCTCACGCGGGATGCGCTGTTCCTCACCGAAATAGACGGCTCGCTCGTACTGATTTCGCAGCCCGAGACCGGCGACTGGATCAACGTCTTTTGCCGCAACCGCAACCCCAGGAAGGACGGCACCTACAGCTATAAGCGGTTTGGTTTCAGCCTGTCCGAGCAACGCTGGTCCTACGGATACGGTCCGCCCGGGGCGAAAATTCTGCGCAAGATTTTCAGCGTGCTGAGGTAGCCCGGTGGCACTCACCAAACTCCCTGACGGCCGCTGGATGGTCTATTACCGCGACCCGTCCCGTGGTCCACGCTACATCCGCCGCGAGTATTTCGGCCGGGGGCCGGATGCTGAAAACAGGGCGCACGATAGGAACCGCGAGCTTGGATTGCGCCCACCGAAAAAGACCCCCGCCGGAACGCTCGGCCCGCCGTTCTCGGCTCTTGCCATGGAGTATTCGCTCGTGCACCGGTTCGCAAGCCCGCGGGCCCGCTGGCAGCACGAGCTCAGGATGATCAGCCGGGTGCTCCCGTTTTTCGGCGACATCCGGGCGGCCCGGATCACCGACGCCGACATCGACCGCTACATCTCAAGCCGCCGCGCTGCCGGCGTGGCCTATTCGACCATCCGCCGCGAGCTGGTCGACTTCAAGGCCATCATGACCTTCGCCGCCCGGCGCCGGCCGCCCATGATCCCGTTCAACCCCGTGCGCGACTACCGTCTGCCCAAGGAGGACCTGGCCGTCATCATGCCGCCGACCGCCGAGGAGCTCGCCGCGATCATCGAGGCCGCGCCCGAGCACCTGCGCCGGATCATCCTGCTCGCCTACTACCTCGGCCTGCGCCCCGGCCCGGTCGAGTGCTACCGGCTGCGCTGGGAGCACGTGGACTGGTCGACCGAGACCATCATGGTCACAAGCGCCAAAAAAGGGGGAGGCGACCGCCGGCGCGTGCCGATCCACGAGGACCTGCTGCCGCTCCTCAGGAAATGGTTCGCCGTTGACGACGACAAGGGCATCCCCTGGATCATACACTGGTGCGGGAAAACCATCGACCAGATCTGCACCGCTTGGGCGAGCGTGCTCGAAAAAGCGAAAATCAAGCGGCGCCTTCGCCCCTACGACCTGCGCCATCTTTTCGTCACCCAGGCGCTCGAACGCGGCGCCGACATCAAGAGCCTGTCGGATGTAGTCGGCAGCCGCCCCGAGACCCTCATGCGCTTCTACCAGCACGTCACCGGCGCCATGCACCGCCGCACGGTATCCCTGATCCCATCGATTGGAGATACCGGAGATACACAAAAAAATTAAATATCTGTAATGTTTACAGTTACAAGCGACTATTATCGCTAACAGGGTTCACTATTTTTAAAGATATAAAAGCCTCTTTACGGTTTTTTTGGAGCTACAGGTAGCCCCGCTCGCCCTGTTTTTTTCCTCTTGACATCTTGATTATCTTGATGTACACTATAATCAAATCGACCACTATAACGGAGGATGCAAGATGGACACGAAAGAACTCTACAAGATGGCAATGGATCACACTGATGTTGATGTTGATGTGACGATCAACCTCAAGTCGCTGGCCCAACTCGTGTGGTACGCTGAGGGACTGGGAGTCAAGCAGATCTGCGACCGGCATAGCGCTATCATTGCCGATTGCCACAAAAAGGCGGCAGCGCTTAGGTATCACCACATGGCCGCCAAGATCCTCCCGGAGGCCATTATCTACGACGGGCGCTACGGCGATGCTGACGAGTTTGCGGATTGGGGCGTGCGCATGGCCGTATCCGGCAAGGAGGTGGCCCAGTGAAACCATGTGACGCCTGTGGTGCGCCCAAAGGATTGATCGGGATGGGCGGAGCCATCCTGTGCCGGGACTGCGACCCCGTTGTGCGCGCCGAGATGGACTCGCTGCGGGCCGAGGGGAAAACGGTGAACACGCTGCACATCGCAAAAAGGATTTTCCGCGAAACCCATTCGGCGGGAAACTACCTGCTGCGCGACATACCGGACGACCTGTGGAAAAAAGCGCAGCACCGCGCGGTCGACGAAAAGATCTCCCTGCGGGATCTCCTGCTCAAATCGCTCCACGCATACCTCCGCTAACCGCCTCGGCCCCGGCGCTCAAGCCGGGGCCGACTCATCAAACCCCAAAAACACCGAAAACGCATTAGAGGCCCAAATTTCGACGATCTCGGAGGGGTCGGTATGGTGATATGGGTCTTGGTCGCTGGGGTGGAGGGGGAAAGCCCCGGGCAGGGTGGCGTCGGCGTGGGGGCCCTGCCCGGGGCGCTGGCGACGAGGTGGGAGGAGGAACTCTATCGCCAGTGATGGATCCGGCGCGGCGGGTCTGCCTCAACGAAAGCCTCCACCATCGTTGCCCCGCCGGCCGGAAAGCGTGTCAAAACGTCAAAATCATGTCCATCTCCGAAAACGACCGCACCGGCCCGAGCTGCCGGGCGAATGTCCTCGGCAGGCTGTAGGCCGACTGGTAGCACGGATCGGCCCGGCACTCGGGGGCCTGCTCGATCGAGGCCAGGTAGCGCTCCTTATCCGCGCAGTTGTAGCATCGGCGGGTACGTTTGGTTTTGTGGAGCCGATCACAGGTAAGGCAGGGCGATTTCATGGGGCCTCCATCAGTTTCCTGCCGCCGTCGCTGCCGGGGCGGCACCATCCGTTTCCGCAGTACTCCACGCCGGCGAACACCCAGGCGGCGCGGATACAACTCATGCCGGCCTCGATGCAGATGTCCCGCAGCTCCCGGTTCATGGCCGTGAATTGATCCGTCCCGATGTATCCGTCGCGCATGAGCTGGGCCAGCGCGTCGTGCACCAGGCTGCCCCGCATGAAATTCGGCGTGTCAACCGTCGGGCCGCTCGGGCCGTCCCAGGCGTAGCCATGCTTGATCCAGAGCAGGCCGTCGACGGTCAGCTCGATGAACTCGGTGACGATGTCGAACTCGGGCCGGACGTGCGCGAGCTGCGCCCGGTGGTCGTTGACAAGCTGGTACTTGTAGCCGCAGCGGTAGCGGATACGGGCGGCCATGGCTTACGCCTCCTTGACCGGCAGGCAGAGCGAGCAGTAGGCCGCGAGCGCCTCGGCCTCGGTGGCTTTGCCCAGGTGCGTGTTCCAGTATTTTTTATAGTAGGCGGCCTGGTCTCCGGGCGCCTTCGGGATCGGGCCGGGCTTCAACCAGTAGAAGCAGCGGGCGAGCGCCGTGGCATAGGCCAGGTTGTGGATGATGTCCCGGTCGGTGAGCTGGCCGTCCTGGCCGTCGACGGCGAGATTGAGCGCCATGAGCTTCGCATGCAGTGCCGGGTGGCGCAGGGCGAGCATGGCAAGCACCGAGCGCTCGCTGGCCGGCTCAACCTGGTAGATCCCGCGTGCCGGGCCCTTGATCTGCACGAGGTATTTTCCGAGCTGGGTCTCCTGGGCCGCGGTCAGCATGAGCAACTCGACGGCCGCCTCAGAATATGGGATCTCCGGCTCCAGGTGGCGCAGGGTCTCGCGGATCAGCTGCCTCAAGTGGTCCTTATGGATTGCCATGATCTCCTCCTTTGTTTCGGGCGGCATGCTGGGCGGCGTGGTTGTCGCAGTGGCCGTCCAGGTCCGTCCGGTGGTGCATGCACCCGGTATCGTGAGGGCCGGCGGGGAAATAGAATTCGCACCCGCAGCGCTCGACGTCGTCGACGGCGCCGCAACTGGACATCCCGCAGCCAGTGATGCAGAAATTAACGCCGCCGGGAGCCATCTTTTCACCCGGCCGGCTTTTTGGCCTCGATCGCCTTGAGCGCCGAGCGCTCCTTGCCCTGCTGGTATTGCAGGACGATGGCGCCGACCATCCCGGCCAGCTGGATCAGGCCGTCGATGACCACCTGTACGACCGGCAGAATAGAGTCTGCCGCGTCGGTGATTTTCTTGCCGACCTCGGGCTGGATCGCCCCGCCGCCGACACCCAGTCCGACGATGGTGGCGATCATGCGGCCCCAGAATTCAGTCGTTTTCCATCCAGCTTTCACAGCGCGCCTCCTTTTTTGGTTTCCCCCGGCGGATCGGCGGGAGCCGTCGGTTCGGACGTCTGCCCCCTCATCGGGCCTCGCCGCCGGGGAAATCGGTTAAAGCCCCGGCCGGATCGGAATGGTCGGGGAAATGTCAACGGGCGGACTTGTGTCCTGCTTGTACTGGTCTCGGTGCTCGGCCTGGACCTCCAGGCGCACGGTGACGTCCCGTCAGTCGGACATCCAGAGGTTGTACTCCCTGGGCGTATGCACGACCGAGCAGCCGGCCAGCATCAGAACCAGCGCAAATACGAGTCGAGTTGATCGAGCTCCCATGTCACCATCGCCTTGTCGATCGGCAGGAACGGCTTGATATTGAGCACCGGAACGGCCGCGAGATCCGGCAGCCGCCGCTGCAGCAGCAGGAGAAAGGCCGGATTTAGCTTGGCCTTATCCATCACCTCCTTGTAGAGCGACTCCATGGTGAGGATGTCTTTTTCAACGACCCACTTGCGCAGCTCGGCCGATGTCTTGCGCAGAGCCGGTCCGTCAACGATCTTGGTGCCCAGGCCGAGCAGCGTCGCGTCGATGATGATCTCGTGCATCTGCTCGGGCTGGAGCTGGAGCTTTGCGCCGATGGCGCAGATCACGGATCCGGCATACTCCGGCTTGAGGCACACGGGGGTCTCGGGCGGCTTGTAGATCTGTCCGAACTGGGGGCATCCGGCCAGGATCATCACCATGGCTATTATCAGGGCCAATCCGCAAAGTTTTCCGTTGATGTGATTTTTCATGGGTTCCTCCTTTGGTTTTCGGACATGACTGTCATGTCCTCGGAAAGTTGTTCGACGCGCTCGGATAGGACGGCGAGCGCCTGTTTGACATCGGACATCTGGGCCGCGGACTGCTCCTTGGCGTGCTCGCGGCGGGAGTCAAAAAGATCCATCTTGACGGAGAGCGCCTCGATCTTTCCGCAGGTGATCTGCTGGCACCGGGCCTGCTCGCGCTCGCATCCATTTCGCGGCATGAAGTGCGTCTGGCCGTCCTCGCGGTAAAGGGCGTGGCGCAGGGTGCTTGCCAGATCGGACACCTGGGTTGCGAGCTGGCGCTTTATGCCGCGCATGTCGGCCCAGATCAGCGCGATCGCGCCTACGGCGATAGTCGTTGGCAGCCAGGCCTGGATGGTTGCGACGTCCATGAGGTCAGTCCTCCGTAAGCGCAGAAATAAAACAGGGCTTCAGCTTCCTTCGTTGATGACCGCCATCCCCTTCGGCTGGCTCAAGCTGGGAACTTTCAATAAAAAAGGGGCGGAGGTGCTCCACCGGTCGGCCGTGGTGGTCTGCCCGGTGGTCTGGTCGGTGACCGAGAGCACCGCGCCCGCCTGGGCCTGGCCGCTGTAGTCGGCCGGCGGTACGCCGCCGAGATCGAATCTCATGGCATTGGACACCGCAGGCCCAACGGTCCAGGCGCCCCAGGTGGTGCCGTCGGTCGAGAGCCTGATACGGTACTTGGTTGCGTCGGTCTGCGGGTCAGCGGATAGGTACGGCTCCACAAAAGCGCTCGCCTGCGCAAAAAGCAGCAGGCATAGGCCCGCCAAGGTAAATATTTTTTCAATACGCGCGCGGTTTTTCATAGCTTTCCCTCCCGTTGAATAGAAAAGGGGCGCTGCCAGAGTGCGGGCTCCCGCAGCGCCCCTTTTCCTGTTGCTCCCGCGCCGGCCGTCGCCGGGCGGGAATCGGTTGTTAATGTCTGTCTACGTGTCATGGACGAGCAGCTCGATCACATACTCCCGATGGTTGTCTCCGTTTGTGCTGACGCGCATGATCACGTAGTATCTGGTCCCGCTGGTCCCGCCCCTGACATAGGGCTTTATCAGCGTTGTCGTGAAGGTGTTTTTGGCGGCGTCGAGCAGGGTGGCGCTCACGTCCGTTCCCGCCGCGTCCTTGGCGCTGAAGGTCACGTTCGATATGGTCTCGGACCCAAGCCAGGCGGCCGCGTCGATCTCCACGAAGAACTTCTCCCAGCTCGCCTTTACCTCCTGCAATACAAATTTCTCGCTCATGGCGCCCTCACATGTAAAGCTCGTAGTCCGGCCGGGTGACGATGACCTGCCCGCTCGAAAGCACCCAGGTGCGGTGCCGGTTGGTGACGCAGCAGTTGACGTACTCGCGCAGCTTGATGCCGTCCGGCCCCTGCTTCATGAACCCTCGGCCGAAACGCTTCTCAAACCGTTCTCCGGCCGTGATGTCGATGAAAACGTGATGCAACGGCAGCAGCGGCACGAGCGGCTGGAAGGACACCCGCACGACCTGTTCAAGGGGGAGATCCTTCCATGTCTGCTCGCATCCGCTCTCGGCGTACTGTCGGCGCACGGATCCGTCCACGAGCTGAATCTCCCAGGCGTAGTGCTTGTTCGGTTCCACGGGTGTCCCTCCTGTCGGTTAGGTTTCGTCGTAGGCGAAGGTCAGGGTTTCGGCGGTCAGCGTGCCCGGTGAGGCCGTGCTGGCGACCGTCATCTGCAACCGCAGCAGGTCGCCCTTGTATCCGGTTCCGGTGTGCGGTCCGGTGTTGACCGCGTCCAGGTCGATCGGGGAGCCGGAATTCTTGGTGAAAAGATCCGTGCCGCTGATGTTCGTGTTGACGTTCGGGTTGAACGTGTTTCCGGGCACGTCGTACTGCACCCCGATCCCGGTGCCAAACCCGTTGGACCCGTCGGAATAGGCCCGCAGGTTCTGGATGTCGACACTCGGCCCGGTGGAGAAGTAGAACCGCAGTTGCTTGGTGTAGCTGTAGTTCGTTCCCGCCGCCGGGACCTGCAGGCGGTTGTTGGTGTCGACACTGTTCTCGTCGGCGGTCTTGAAGCGCACGGTGCCGGAGGTCTTGTCCACCCCGGTCGCCAGGGCCGACATCTCGTGAATCTGAACGGTGGCTGCCATGGTCGTTTCTCCTTAGCGGTTGCCGGGCCTCATGTTGCTGCGAAGGCCGGCCGGCCAAGCCTGGAGATGAATGCGGCGCGAGGCACGCGGGCGACGTGGGACGGCCGAGGCAAAGACGCCACGAACCGCACCTTGGCGAGCGCCACCGCGAGCGCCGAGTACACGATCGCATCGAGGAGCGTCGCCGCGGCGGCGTTCGGGCGCTGGAGCAGCCCGTCCATATTCACCGCGTGGGACAGCTCGCCGAAAACAATTGCGTCCAAGCTTGCCAGCCGGATCTCGCCCCTCACGAGCAGCGCATCCAGGCTGATGAGTTGATAATTACCAGCTCCCGACAGGATGGCATCCAGCCCAACCTGCGGACCGAAGGTCCTGGTAATAACGGCGTCCAACTGCGGCGCGATGGTGCGCAGCGCATACAGCCATGCGTCCATCTGGACGGTTGAGGTTAGGCCGCTTTTCTGCAACATGGCGTCGAGCGTCAGGCTCTGAACCATGGAGCGCGTAATCACGGCGTCCAGGGCGGCGGAAAGCGCCGCCGAGGCGTATATCATGGCGTCGAGCGACGCCGCGCGGGTGAGGCCCGTGGCGGCCAGGAGCGCATCGAGGCCTGCTCCGATCTGGCCGGACGCAATCGAGTACAGGATCGCATCGAGCGCCGTCCCTGCGGTTCGGCCGGACTGGTTAATGAGGGCGTCAAGCGAGGCGGACCGGGTGAGGCCAGCCTTGTTCAGCAGGGCATCTATGGAGGCCGCGCGGGTGAGGCCGACCTGGTTCAGTAGGGCGTCTATCGCCGTCGCGGCGCCCATGCCGGCACGGTTTAGGCAGGCGTCAAGCGAGGCGGACCGGGTGAGGCCGGACGCGGCCAGAAGCGCATCGAGCGATGCCGCGCGGGTGAGGCCCGTGGCGTTCAGGCAAGCGTCAAACGCTGCCGTTCGGACCGCCGCGATCTGGACCATGGCATCTATACTCACGGTCTTCTGCCCGGTGGCCTGCAGGTAGGCGTCCAGCGCGGCCGTCAGCGCCTGCGCCTTCTGGGCGATCGCATCGAGCGAGAGGGCTGCGACCATGCCGGACTTGCTGACCAGCGCATCGAGGGAGGCCGTCAGGCTGTAAGTGGCCGCCTGTATCAAAAGAGCGTCGATCCCGGTGGCGGCCGAAATGCCCTCCTTGTTGATGAGTGCGTCGATGGAGTGGCTCGCGGTGACGCCGGACCGGGTCAGCAGGGCGTCGAGCGACGCCGCGCGGGTGAGCCCGGTCGCGCCCAAAAGCGCGTCGAGCGCAGCGGTGCGCGTCCCCAGGACCTGCAACAGCGAGTCGATCGAAAGGGTAACCGGGATTGATTTTTGCAAGTAGGCGTCGAGCGAGGCTGTGCGCGACAACGTTTTCTGCACCAGAGAGTCAAGCGAGACCGTGCGGGTGTAGGTCTGCGCTCCGGCAGAAACATACTCATCCGCCCCAATATCCCATGTCGCCCCGCTGCCGCCTCGGTCCTGGCCGTCGATGTCGGTCTGGAACGGGAAGCTGGCATCGTTGTAGAGATTGGTGCCGTGACCTAAAGCCCCGGCATCATTTGACGCCAGGTGGAAATCGTCGTTGGCCTCATCGACAAACGAGAAGGTTTGGGAGATACGATCTCCAACAGCGCCGCCAGTGACCGTGTACCCCATAGACGAAACATCGGTGGCGTTGTAGCCACTTCCGGCGGCGTAATTATAGCCTGGGCTGGCGGGCACCGTGCAAGATAAAAAAATATTGTTTTTCAGGAGCAAGCTGTTTGGAGCAGTGTGCATCACGCCATACAGGCAGTTATGCACGGTGCAATTGAACATGATGTTTCCAGAGCCGCCGCCTCTCAGCCAAACCGCATAGTTGCCGTGATCGTAAAATATTGAGTTGTAAATGATCCATCCTATTGCAGTATATGAAGCTCCACAATAGATTGCCTCGGAATACCCATTCGCGCCGTGAATGATGCAATAACCAAAGCGCATTCCAGTCAGCGACGACTCCACATGAATAATATCAGCGCCGCCGGTATTCGAAACTTGAAGACCCTCAAAACGAGTGTAGGACGCGTTGCAAATGATGCTGTACCAATCGTTTGTAAGAACCAGCCGATACTTATTTCCGGTTGACCACTTGCCGGCGTGACGGTAGCCCTCCGCTGGATCAGTCCAAATCTTGACGTATTGAGTCGAAGAAGTTGTCCAACCATCAATCGTGACAGCCGTTGTGTCCGCCGTCCCGCCGGTACAGCGGCATTTGGCAACGGCGATTTCATCCCGCCCCCCGGTCAGGTCGCCTTGCTGGGCCGCCTCCCAATCGTAGAGCGAATCGTAATCAGCCCCGGCGCCAAGATCGGGGTCGATGATTTTGATGACTTCGGTTGCCATTGCTTAACCCGCCATTTTGTTAATCAGCTTGCTCAGAAATTCGGCTTTCGTCATGGTAACGATCCCGCCCGCCGCCATGATCGCGTCATGGTCGGTTTGTGAAATGCCGTATTGATGGCGAATGTAGACCTGTTCCATGCAGCGCTTAACGTCCTGCCTGAATCGGGTTAGAATGTCTCTGCGCTCGATCTTAAATGTGAAATTGGGGTAAACCTGGGATATGACCGTGCCGCCGCGCTCGGTGACTTTCCGGTTGACGCGCTCACCGATCAAAGCCTCGATTTCAAGCTGCGTCATCGGCTGGCCGTCCTTCTCAAACGGCCCCCACGCCTCCTGGCTGACCGTGACCGTGATTGTGCCGACTCCGGTTGCAGGCACATAGCCGTCAAGGGCAAAGCTCAGCCCGGCAAGCTGCGTCACCGGCAAGTCCCAGAAATTTGCCGATCTGACCGCATCCCACAGGCTGAACGTGAAGCTCGCGTCGGTCGCCGTCAGGCCGAAGTTTGAGCAGCCCCAGGCCATCAGATAGCTTCTAACCTTCGTGGCCTTGACGCCCGCGATGTGGTTTTGCCCAATCGCCCCGGCGTTCTTCTCAAAAATCCTGACATCAAACCGCCCCTGTGCTGGGCGGGTGGCGACGACCTCGTAGTCGAAATCGTCCCGCCAGCTTCGGCGGTGGTCGCTCGCCTGCGCTTCGGAAAGCGTGATACCCGGCACTTTGACCACGATGAAGTCTTTGGGATAGCTCGACTGCGCCCAATTCGGATGTGCGCTCCACCCGTCCGGCTTGAAGTTGACGAGGTCGGTTCGCTTGTGGACGCCCCGGCGGTCTTTGTCGGGGTCGGGGTGGGTGTAGTCCGTGCGCTTGAAGATAAATTCGGCCATTATGCGAAAAACTCCCAAAACCAATCCTGTAGGCGTTTTTTACCTATCCGATTTTCGCCAGCACGAACCCGGCCACTGCGGCCGGGAGCCCCGGCTGGTCGAAGGTTGTTTTCAAAAGCGCGACATCGTCGGCGTCCATCCTCAAAATATCGACCGACGCCAGGATCGCCTGCCCAAGCGCATAAACCTTGATGCTCTCCGCCCCGCTCTTCGCGCGATAGCTGCCGACCTGCTCTAACAGCGCGTCCTTGACCGTCATGGGGCTGCCGTCGGCGTTGATGTAGGGCAGGCCACGGAAGCTCTTGATCTCTTCTTTCAGGTTTATTTCCATGACCCGTCCTCCTGTCGCTCTTCGCCGATCAGGTCAGCCTTTGTGTAGGACCGGTCGGCCGCGTCCCCGCCGGTTCCGATCAGCGTGTCGAGCCAGCACCCCGATGCGCCCATGACCGCCACGAACAACACGACCGCCATCATCTTTTTCATCTCTCGCTCCTCCCTTTTTGAGCTTCTATGCCCTGCGCGCGGCCCCCACGGCCGCGATTTTCCCGTCCAGCTGCCGGCAGGCCCCCATGAGCAGGCTCAGCAGCACCTTGAGCCTGATATAGGGCTTGCCGTCCGGGTCACGCTCGATAGCCCCCGCCCTCGTGCGCGCCAACAGCCAGTCCGGCAGCGTGTCGTCGTTGATCAGCTCGTGCCCGGTCTCAGGGTCCACCTGGCCGCTGCCCTTGATGCCGTGCAGCACGGCCAGGTCGTCCAACGTGTCCAGATGAAGGAAATCGGCCACGTTGTCGAAATCGTCGGAGTAGACGTGGTCCCAGGCGTAGGAGGACATGCCGCAATAGTAGACCTTGTTTTCGCCCGGGTACATGGTTTCGCCCGCGAACATATAGGACCGCTCGTTGGCGCCATCATGTTTCGTTACGATCTGGCAATATCCGTTAGATGGGTTGGCGTAAGTCAAAAACTTTCCGTGCCGGGTCGGATTGTACGATGCCAATTCCGATGTGCCCTGCGAAAACACTCTGGCCTTCGTGTTCGCCCCGATATAAATGTTCAGGAATTCCAAAATGCCGATATAGGTCGGGTCTCCGCCGATTATCAAATCCGTTGCCTCGTCGGTCACCGGCTTGATGCTCATCAGGGTCCCCGCGCCGTTGACACCCATGTACGTGGAATAGCTCGACCCCGCAAACACCACCTTACCGGGCTGGCTGTTATCCCCCTCGAGCTTGATGTTGCCGCCGGACTTTATGACGACGGCATCCGAACGCGAGCTCGAAAACTCCGCGTTCGTCCCGTCGAATTTGATGTAATTGTTCGATCCATCACCACAATAGAAGCGAGGGTCGGCGCCGTTGTAGTCGAGCTGAATTCCATCGGCGCCGAAGGTTGCGCTCTTGATGCTGACGACCCCGCCCGAGAGCCGCACCGCGTTGGCGGCCCCGCCGCTGTTGATCTCGACCACCCCGGCCGCGTATTTGATATAGTCCTGTGAGCCGTTCCCGGCGTAGAAGCGCGGGGCGCCGCCGTTGTACTCGAACTGGATGCCCAGGTTTCCGAACGTGGCCGAGCCGATCGCAACCGCGCTCGTCGCTTGGATCTTGGTGCCGGAAATGCTCTGAATATGGGCGTCGAGCACCCCCAGGTTTTCGATGTAGGCCGAGCCGATCACCTGGTTTGCGAGTGCGTTCCATGCAGCCTGGCCAACGCCCGCGACGTTCACCGCGATAATGAAGTCCTCGCCCGGGACCCAGCCGGCGATCGATGCCGGGTGCGTGGCGGAGGTGGCGAACGAGTTCGAGAGGTCTTTCCAATAGATATATTTTTGGTCCGTGGCCGGCGTGTCACCGGATAGGATCGGGTAGGCGACCCCGTTGTAGTAAACCGTGCAGTCGTTCCAGGCCACGCGCCCGGCGGCCGGGCTGTTGTCGGTCAGCGATAAACCTTGGACCACCGGAATTTTATTGAAAACCTTGGAGGCCGAGACCGCGAAGTCGTCGATGTCGCTCTCCTTGACGTTGAGCGATCCGCAGATCTCGCTGTCGGCCAATGACCCGCTCTCCTGGCCGAAGACATCGACCGCCTTGACCTCGAAGTAGATCTCGGCATCAGCGCCGTGGGCGTCCTTTTCGGCCCCCGATAGCAGACGCTCGATCCCGGTGCGATCCGTGCGCTGCCACGCTCCCCAGGTGCCGCCCGAGGCCACCTTCAGCCGCTGCAGGAAATGGGAGAAGTCCGCCTCGGAGTTGGCCGTCCAGTAGAACTCGACCCCGCCCATGAAGCTGCGGCTGCCAAGACCCTGAGGATTGCCGGGGGCCGGGTTCGTGGCGGTCAGGCTTGCCGCTGCGGCCGACAGATCCCCCCAGCGCGAGCGAGCCTTGACGCGGAACTGCAGCGAGGCCCGGGGGCCGCCGTCGGCCAGGTTGTCCGCGAAGCTGTAGGTGTAGCGGGCGTCGGCGACGTAGACGGTCCGCAGAATCGTCAGGCCGTCGGAGGTCCTCACCTCGACCTGGTAGTCCTCGATCAGCAGCCCGGCCGTTCCGCCTCCGGTGACAGGGGTCCACTCGATCGGGCAGTCGGCCGCCAGGAAAGACGTCCCGCCGCCAACGACCTGCAGACCGGAGACATCCGCAGGGGTCGTGCCGGAGAGCGCCACGGCGATCTCGGACTCGGTGTCCCAGGCAGAATAGAGCCCGGGCAGGGAAAACGACCGCACGCGCACGTCGTAGCTCGCGTCGTTTTTGACGTCGACCGTAAACCGCCGCGCGTATCCCGGCAGCACCGGAAGGTCCTGCCACTGCGCATTTCCGGATAGCCGCCACTGGGCCTGGAATCCCTGGATCACATCCGGGGCCGCCTGGCCGAATCCGCCGGTCGTCTGCGAAAATCCGGAGGTCGCCTCGAAGACCACGACGAGCAGGACCCCCACCGTGCCGTCGTCGGCAAGCGATCCGTCCTTGATGCTGTAAGAGGTCGATACGATGTTCGGCGCGGCCGGCAGGCGGTTGTCGACCGGGGGCACGGTGATCCCGGAGTCGTAGGCCGGGATCGCCCCGCTGTCGGCCGTGAGCACCGCAGGCGAATACGGGATCAGGCAGATCCGCGCGGTGAAGTTTTTTCCGGGCATGATCCGCTGCACGAGCGCCTGGACAGTCTCGGAGGCCGCCTCTCCGAAGCTGCAGAGGTCACCGACCGCAAGCCCGGACGCGACCGGAATGGCCGGCGAGAGCGTCACGGTGTAGTTGTCGCCCTCGACCCTGGCGACCACCGCGGAGCCGTCCGCCCCGGTTGCCGTGCGGTAGCGGAAGCCGTAGGTGCCGGAGGCGCCCATCGGGAAGACATCGTCGAAGGTGACGGTCAAAATGTTCCCGCCGCCGGTCGTCATCGAAACGACCCGGCCGGCGCCGAGTCCGACCGAAATCGCATCATGGCTCAGAAGCACCATGTCCCCGCGCGTGCAGCGCAGGTGCTCGAAATCGGCGTTGATCTCCCAGCGCTCGGCCCGCAGCCTGGCGCAGGCGATCATGTACCGGCCCCACTTCCACGCCTGGTCGGCATCGGTGCAGCCAAAGAGATCGAGTGTTTCGAATTTGGTGGCGGTCGCCTCGGTGTAGCCGTCGTCCGGAACGATGCGCTCCACCTGGGTGTAATTGCTGGCCGCGTCGAAAAAGCGGATTTTAAGCGCGTGCGGCCGGTCCGGGAAAGCGACCCCGCCGGAGAACCCCCAGCAGTTGCGCTGGGTGAAATGCTGCCGGGGGGTCGACTGGACCTTGTCCTCGATCACCGTGTAAGCGCCGTTGACCATGCCGCGCGAGGCCCGTCCCACCGTGCAGATGTCCTGGCAAAGATCGCGCACGCTGGTCTTGAAGTCGATCACGGCGTCAAACGTCCGTCCGGCGGTGTCGCAGTTGGCGGCCCAGGCGCGGATCGCGGCGAGATCGAGCCGTGAGTCCGGCACCGGCCGCTCGTTCGAGGTGCCCCTCAGGACCTCGCAGAAGGCCCAGGCGGGGTTTCTGGTCTTGACGTCGGTCCAGCTGGTGCCGTCGTGGGCCGGGACGATCGCCTCGGCGATGCAGTTGAACTGGTCGATGACTCCGTTCAGCTGGCCGCTGGCCTTGATCCGCAGGCCGATCAGGGTGCAGCCCGCGAGGTTCCAGGGCGCCTCGTAGGAGATCGAGCGCAGCGCCGTCCAGTAGCTCGCGTCCACCGTGTTGGCCCGGCCGTCTGTCGTGGTGCGCCGGATGCGCAGGTCCCACGTGCCGCGCGGGACCTTGATCGTGAACCCGTAGCGGAAAAGCTCGTTGTGCTGGGCGTTGATCGATACCTGCGAGCCGAGATCGGTCAGGCTTGCGACCGCGGCGGTGACGGAGCCCGCGATCAGCACATTCTCGCCCGCGATGAAATGCCCGCTCGACTCCTCCACCCGGATCCAGTCGGTGTACTGAACGAGGTTATAGATCTGCTGGCCGTTGTCATTGGTCTCGCCCGTGTCGACCCCGGTGCTGTTCCGGTGAGCGTAGCGCACGGTCCCGACGGCCCCCGAGCTCTGCCCGACGACGCTCTGCCCGGCCGCGATCCCGGAAGACGGCAGGCCAGAGAAAAACAGATCCTTGCTGATCCCGAAGTTTATCCAGTTGCCGGACCCGGAGACGGCGTACTGGATTTCGAAGACGACCGTCTCGGGCGAGCGGTTGCCGCCGGAGTTTATGTCGTAGAGGCCCGATGGGAAACTGATGTCAAAGGAGATCTCGTCGGTGTCGGGCGCCGTGGTGCGGCTCTGCCAGCTGCCGGCGGCGGTCAGCGCGACCGAGAGCGCCTCCTCGTTGACGTCCGACGGGAAAAGCGCGAAGTGATTGCTGCCGCCGGAGTAATACTGCTCCATCTGCACGTCGGTGAAATTTCCGATCGGTGTCTCGCCGATCTTGTGATCGGAGAGCACGTAGCGGCCCTTGGCGATCAGAAACAGGCAGCGCAGGTACTGCTCGGACCCGACGAGCTCCGTGTAGGGCTTGGCCGCGTATTTCGGGTAGGTGATGTGCCGGCCAAAAATGCGCGTGATCGGGCCGTAGGGCTCGGAGACGTTGCGCATGCCGGTCAGGCTGTAAGTCGGCGAGCTGCTGTAGGAGTTGATCTTGGGCTGCTGCGGCGGCACGATCGCATTAAGCAAAAGCGATCCCGAAAATGCCGTGGCCGCTCCGGCGGCGGCAGCCCAGGGCCCGGTCAGTCCGATCGCGCCCGGAACGTATATCGACGCGGCGACGATCGCGATCATGCCTATGATGCGCAGCATGTCCATTTAAAACAGCCCCGGGGCGTTGGCCGGCGTGAACGCGTCGCACGGGTATGGCTCGCTGTCGGTGTCCTCGACCGATAGCACGCAGGATACCACCGTGCCGTCGTAGGTGGCGTCTCTCATGTAAAGGGTCACGGCGGATCCCTGCACGGTGTCAGGTGAATCCGCCAGGACCAACTTAAACGTGACCGTCATGGACTCTGCCGACCCCGCAAGCGAGCGCACGGCCTGGGTGATCGCAAGATCCGGGTCGCCGATCGTCATCCGGGCAGAGGGCAGGTTGTCCTCGACGTCGTCCGGCAACTGCAGCTCGAGGTAGACCCCTGTGTAGGTGTCTCCGCCGCTCACCACGTCGGCGTAGTTCCCGGCCCGCAGGATCGGCCCGCCGAGGTCGGAATGGTCGATCGAGACGAGCGCGACCAGCGCCTCGCCCGTTCTCTGGGCGTGGGCGGCGGCGACGAACGTGCTGGAGAGTCCGGTCCTCACGAAAGCACCTCGACCTGGTGCGCCACGATCCAGCGCCCGGGGGTGTTGGGGGCCGGGGCGATGGCCGGCGGGGCGGCATAGAGCATGGTGACATCGGATCCGGTGCGCGGGTGCTTGCGGGTGAATTCAAGCGCGCCGTACTTGAGCGTCGTGCGGTAGAACGTGATCAGGTAGCCGATCTCGGCCGTGGAGAGGTTTTGCCGGAATGATACCGGGGCCGGGGCTGCCGTGCCGCGGCGTCGCACCTTGGGCGGCCCGGAGTCCGTCGGCTGGCGCACCAGGTTGTTGGGTTCCTGCTCGGAGTATCCGTCCTCGAGGGCGTCCTCGGCAACCGTCGCCGGCCAGTCGATAGCCATCAGTACCTCCCGCGCCGCCGGACGCCGGTTGCGTGCTGGTGCGCCCGGAGCACGTCGCCGCCGCCCGCGATGTCGGCGGCCACGACATCGACGATCAGCCTCCGCAGCCCGGAGGGGTCGATCTCCTCCCGGGGGGCGACCTGGACGCCCGGGGCGTTGTTGTTGATGACCACTTGCAGACCGCCGTCGGAGGCTGACTCGACCCCGAGCCGGCCGCTTGGAAGGCGCTTAAGCGGCATGATGGCCTCCGGGCCGGCCTCGCCCATCAGTCCCGTACCGCCGGCGAACGGAAATATCGTCGGCCGATTGACGACCCCGCCGCGTGCGAACGGCACCGCTCCGGACTGGCCGAAAACAAGTCCCTTTGCCCCGGCCAGAAGCTCCGGGCCGCCGCCACCGAAAAGATCCTTGAGCCAGCCGCCGAGAGATCCCATCAGCCCGCCCCCGCCCGAGGTGGCGCCGACCGATTTGCTGCCGAAAATGGCCTCGGTGGCCATCTGCCCGGCCATGTCGGCCGCGGCTCGCTGAATGGACTCGAAGATGGCGTTGGCGTAGTCATCCAGCGACTTCAACTCGCCCTTGAACGCATCGAAGAAAAGGTTGGAGAAGTTGTCCTGCATGCGCTCGGCGGTCCGCTCGGAGAGCTGCACCATGTAGTCGAAGCCCGTCTCCATGGACTTGGCGATCTCGTTGATCTGCTCGTCGAGCCCCTCTTTCTGCAAAAACGGAATCTCTTTTTCCAGGCGGCGCGTGTCGCCCTCGGAGGCCTTCTTGTAAAGTTCCATGTTGAACTCGGAGGCCGCCTGCGTGGTCTTGATCAGCTCCTGGCGAAGCAGCTCGAGCTTCTCGTAGTCGTCCTCCCAGGCCCCGTAGGAGGTCAGCCCCGATGAGGAGCTCATGTATTCCTTCCAGGCTTTTTCGGATTCCTTTTTGGCCGCCTCGATCTGCTCCAGGTAGGACTTCCAGCGGGCGTCGGCGTCGTAGGCGATTTCGTTGTCGGATACGCGCCGCCCGCCGTAAAATTCAGGCTCAAGCGACCCAAAGCGGCCCCGCACGTTGCCGCGGCCGAAGTCGGTCATCCCCTCCATCGGGATGGCCTTGCGGCGGGCCATCAAGCGGCGATATTCGACGTCCTGCGGCTCGTTGTACCCCCAGGACTTGCGGCTCTCCATGTCGCCGTACTTCTTGTTCAGCTCGGCGATCCGGGCGTCGATGCTCGCGATCGAGCTGCCGTACTCCCTGGCGGCGTCAGAGCCGGCTTTAAGCTCCATGTTTATCCGCCGCAGCACTCCGGCCACCGCCTCAAAAAGCGGGTTGCTTTCCTCGGCTATTTTCTTGCTCAACGCGGCCATGGCGTCGGTCCACTCGGATGTGGCCTTGGCCACGCCGTCGAGCGACCCCTGGGACGATCCGATGCGCCGGATCATGTCCTCGCCGGACTTCAAAACCGAATTCATGAACGCCTGGCGCTTTTCGGTATCGCTCAAAGCGTCGGCCGTCTTCCCAAGCGAGCGCGCGTAGTCCTGGTTTGCCTTGTCGACGTCGACGATGATCCCGAGGTTATCGAGGATCATCCGCGACTGCCTGGCGACGCCGAGCGTAATGTCGTTGAAGGCCTCGGTCATGGTCTGGCCGGTGGCGCGGCTGGTGGCCGCGGCGATCTTCATCAGCTCGGAGATCTTCTCGGCCGGGATGTTCATCAGCATGGCCTTGCCGGCTGCGGCCATGAGATCGGCCTCGGCGATCATGCCGCCCGAGGCCTGCTTGAGGGATTCGACCATCCGTCCGGCGCTCGTGCCGGCCGAGGCCGCCAGGTTGTCAAAAGCCTTGGCCTGCTTGTCGAGCAGGACGCCGGCCTGAGACATTTCAACGACCTGGCCGATGGTGCGAAAAGCGGCGTAGATCGCCGCAGCTCCGGCCACGGCGCCGGCCTTCATCTTGTCCCAGTTGAAGGAGCTCTCGGCCGCCTTGGCGGTCTTGGCCATGTCCTGCTGCAGGCCGGTGAGCTGGCCCTTCAGCTCGCGGAAAGCCGCCTCGCTCTGATTCTTCGCCTGGAGTAGAACTTCAAGTTTTACGTCGTCGGCCATTTCATCACCACATCGCAAATTCCTGGGGCGTGTAGAGCACGCCGCCTGGGGCTCCGGCGCCGCGCGCGATCAGGCGGAAGTTGCGCCGGATCCGCACGGCCGACTTGTCTTTTTCAGCCGCCCAGAAGGGGGCGATGATCGGCCGGGGCGGGGTCACCAGCCGCTTGGTGGAAAGGCGCAAAAAGAGCGGGTTGCCCAGCCGCCGTCCGCGCCGGGAGCGCGAGAAGCTCCGCTGCGCCCCGCGGCGGCGCATGTACATGCGCAGCTCCGGCGTCACCGGCCGCGAGAACCCCTTCTGCTGCATCTCGGCCGCGCGGCGCACCCAAAAGGGCGAGCGGGAGGTGAACCCCAGGCGCATCTCGCCCGACGACTCGTTGACGACGTAGGTCAGGCCGGCGGCGAGCCTCTGAAGCGCCCGGGGCTGGCGCAGGCCGGTTTTGCGGTTGATCGTCCGCGCAATGATCGAAAGCTCCGCGAAGGCATTGCCAGGGGCCGGCTTCCCCATGCGGATGGCGTTGGCGATGGTCTCCTTGAGCGAAAAGCCCTCGACCTTGATCGCGTTCAACTGCGCCTTGCGGATGTTCGCATCGGCCGTGTCCACGGTTCTTACGAGCTTTTTAATGTCAGAGGATTTGACGTTTAGCTGGATCATGATTCGGGCACCTTGTTCATCTTTTTGAGCGCCGCGGCCTCGATGGCCTGGATCTTGCCCAGGAGGGCCGGGGTGATTTCGATCCGCATGAGCCGGGAGAGCTTGAGCACCAGGCCGTAGTCCAGCCCGATCACCCCCATGCCGGCCGCCCGCCACTGTGTCCTGCACGCCTGCCAGAGCTCCCAGGCGTCGATGTTCCCCGGCATCAGCCCGGGGGCGGCTCCGTACTCGCAAGTGCTGCAGGGTGGCTCCCGCTTGACGCTGCGGCAGGTTCCGCAGTATTCGGCCCGCCGGGAGTCGTTGACCCACTCCCAGCGCTCGAGGAGTTTTTTTCCTCTCCCGGGGTGCCGTAGGTCTCGGCGATGATCGCCCGGAACGCATCGTGCAGGCCCTTGACGCCGCCCGCCCGGTCGATCCGCTCGATTCCCTCTTTTCCAAACACGGCCGAAAGCGCCGCGTCCATGATCTCGCCCATGCGCTCCTGCTGGTCGTCCGCGCCCGGCGTGATCTCCGGCACGAAAAGAAAGCGGCCGTAGCCGAGCTTGCGCATCTTCGCCGCGCTCACCTCGGACAGCCGCAGGCCCCGCGCCGTGAACTTCTCCCCCCCTATTTCGATCTCCCGCACGATTTCCTCCCCCACTGCGTTTTTTCGGTTATGCGTAGCTCGCCACGCCGTTCGTCACCCGCGCCACGATCGCAGAGGCCTCGGAGCCGTCGTTGTAAAAGGCCCGGAAGGGCATGTCGACATCGAGCCCCTGGGGGCCGGTGATCTCGGGCGTGGTCCACTCGTAGTAGAGCTCCTGGGCCTCCAGCTCGAAGATACTCGACGCCGAACCGGTCCAGGTGGCCTTGACCCCGCTCTCGGTCAGCGCAGCGCCCTTGGCGAGCAGCGTCGTGTCCTCGAAGAGCGTCCGCACCCGGCCGGATATCCCCACGATGCCCTCGGGGATGGAGCCCAGCACCCCGCCCGCGCCGATCGTGTACTGCGAGAGATCGAGGCCGAAATCGACGTTGAAGCCCACGAGCTTCGCGTTCGTGAGCGAGGAGCCGCCCTCGGTGACCGCCGCCTGGAAGTTCTGCAGCCGGGCGAGCGCCACCGCGGTCGGCGTGCAGAAGGCTGCGTTTTCGAAGCTGTGGTTCGCGCCGGCGACGTCGAGCGAAAGCACGAGCTCGCCGTCGCCCCCGGTTTCGATCGCAAACGATGCGATCTTGCAGCCCACGAACCGGCTGTACTTGTCCGTGGCGAGATCCGTGAACGGCACCTCGAGCGTGATCGATGGCATGGTGGCGCCGATCTTGAACTCGTGCACGTAAGGGCCCGCGCCGGTCGTCACGGGCGCCCCGAACATGGCCTTCAGCCAATAGGGCAGCGCCAGCGAGTCCACCGGGATTACGATCGGCCCGCGCACGCTCTTGTTGCCGGCGAAGGGCTGGGTGGGGCTGCGGTTCGCCGTGAGGGTCGCCGCCGCATTGATCGCCCGCTGCGCCTTCAGCCCGAAGCTGTTGACCTGGACCTGGAAGCCGGCGGCCGGGGCCGTGCCGAAAACAGATTCAAAGCCGATGTTGACGGCGATGGTGCCTTTTTGCTGAGCCATGGCTCAAGTCCTCCTATTTTAGCCCAGCGGATCCATGCCGAGCGTAAGTTCTGTTTTGAAATCAAGGTCAATATATGCGTAAACCTCCGGCAGCGCCCCGAGGGTGTCTGCCGATAGGCTGTAGCCCATGACGGTATTCGCCGGCAGGGACGCCTTGACGGCATCTATGACGAGCTGGGCCAGATCGAGCACCAGCTCCACGCCGGCCGGCTGGTCGAGGTTGCCGTAAGCCGTGCTTGCGAGCGCGTCCTTGTTGATGGCCAGGTCCACCGCTATCGAGTAGTTCTGCTCCCTGCGCTCCTGGTGTTTTTGGACGCCCGGGGTGTGCATGATCGCATACGGCATATCGGACGCCGACGGCAGCCCCGCTGATGTGACATCCGCGAATACGTTCAGCTTCGTTCCGGCCCCGAACTGCGTGACGCACCAGGACTCGATCGCCGCGTTGCCGGCGATGGCGGTGACAAAGGTGTTGAAAAAGTCGTAGTTGTCCATCTACGCCTTCGGCTTCCTGGATAGCCGTCCCTTGACTTTTTTTACCAGGCTGCCGGCCGTTTCGGTCGTCAGCCCGGCCGCCTCGATGGCGGTTTCGGCGGCCCAGGCAAGCGGAGTAGGCCGGGGGTTATCCCCGGCCTGGCCCGGGTCCGCGGCGGCGGCCTCATCGTCGGCCGTCTCCAGCCCCGCCGCCTGGATCTCCACGGCCTCGCCCGCGCCATTTACAGGCGCAGTGTCGGCGTCCTTTACCGTGACCTCGACCGCCTTGCCGAGCCGGATCAGCTCGATGGCATCTTTTTCGGACAGGCCCACGGACTCGTCCAAGACCTCTCCCGCCATCACGATCCGGTTCAGCACGACGGTGTGCCGCGCGATCCTGATGCGCATCATGGCCACCTAGTAGGCCCCGCCGATCGCCGGGAGGTACTGCGGACCGCGGCGCAGCGCCCAGGCGGCGACCGGGATGCCCGATGTGTGCGTGCCGGTGAAGTTGAGCACCACGCGCGTGTAGCGCTTGCTGCCGCGGTACTCCGTCCAGTAAAACTGGCTATCCTCCGTCGGTGCGTCGATCAAGCCGAAGCATCCGGTGTTCGCCCCGGAAACCGCGTTGGTCAGCTTGGCGGCCGGGACCGCGGTGAAGCTCGAGTTGTCGTCCGACTCCTCGAGCTCGCACTCGACCTTGACGGATCCCGAAAGCGTGTCTCCCGAGTCCCCCAGGTGCACGACGTGCACGACCTCCTTGAAGCCGCGGCCGTCGACGCTCGTGCAGTTGGTGTCCGGAGCGGCGCCGGACTTCACCACCGGAAGCAGGGTCGAGGAGAGGATGTCGTCCGATGCGTTGAAATCCTTGATCATGGCTTTTTCTCCTTGTGTGGCGGGCCGGGGCCCGTATGCTGCCCCGGCCCTATCGATTTGGACTTCGGCGTCCTATCGTTCGTTAGGTGGTCAGCGCGTCCTTCATGGCGGAGAAGGAGACCGCGTTCTTGACGGCGATGTCGACATCCTGCAGCGCGATCACACGCACCGTGCCCTGCAGGCCGCCGGTAATCGGGTCGACCATAATGTCGAGGGCACCCCACTGGCCGATGACCAGGTCGGCGAAGTTGCCGAAGATGATCGCCGAGCAGACGTTGGAGGAGCCCTTGGTGAGCGTGCTCGGGACCTGGTTGCTGACGGCCGCCCGGTAGCCGATGACCCGGCCCATTCCGTCCGCACCGTCCGTCCAGACCGGGATCTCGCCGTAGGTGGCGTTGGTGAATACCGTGCGCAGCTTGCCGCGCACCTTGGCGTTGGTCAGGAATGCGAGCGCCCCGACGTCCGCGTTGTCGATGGCGACCTCGGACTCCAGGCCCACGATGTTCGCGTAGGTGGGGGCCTTGCCGTTGGTGCCGCCGACGACCGCCCCGATCCCGACCACGTTCAGGATCCCGCGCGGCTCGGGCGAGCTGCCGGAGCCGTTGATGGCCGCCCGGTCGATCTCGAGCGCCACGGTGGTGGCGAGCTCGTTTCGGACGTACATCTCGACGTCGAGGGAGCTCTGCAGCAGGAGCTTGCGGCTGATGTCGCTGTAGGCCCCGACCGTTTTCGGCGTGAGCGCCACCTGACGGAAGGTCTGGGTGGACTCGGTCGTAATGTCGGTGGACTCGCCGACCCAGTAGGCCGTGGACCCCGCGAGCGCTCCGGGGATGGCGACGTCGCCCACCAGGCCGGTCAGCATGCGGGTGCCGAGCTGGGCGATCACCATCTTGTTGCGCAGCAGCGTGATGAAGTCGGCCGCCAGCAGGTTGGTGTCCACCAGGTGCCCGCCCTGGGCGTCCGTGGTGACGTTCAGGTCGCGCCGGAGCACGTCCATCGGGACGAACCCGCCGCGGGCGCTCTTGCCGAGCTGCTTGGCGACAGCGTCCGAGCACTCGAACTCGAACGCGGCGTGCTCGCGCCGGCCGGTGGAAAGCGCGTGCAGCAGGCGCACGAAGGAGAACTGCCGCGCCTGGCGGTCCGAGAGCCCGATGTCCGGGGTGGTCTCGACCGGCTTGACCTTGCCGATCTTCTCCAGCACCTGCATGCGGAACTCGTCCACGGAGGCGCCGCGGTTGATCGCCTCGCCGGCGAAGTCGCGCAGGTTGAACTTCTCCCCGTAGGCCGTGATCTCGCGGATGCGGGTCTGCTCGGCCTGGCGGGCTTTCTCGGTGATGTCCTTGATCTTCGCGGCCTCGGCGGCCGGGTCGGGTTGAACGGTCTCTTTTTCCATGGGAATCTCCTTTTGATCGTATTTGATGACAAGTGAGTGGTTGCGCTGCTGGTCGGAGGCCTCGCGGCCCACCCCCACCGTCACGTCGGCCGGAACGGAAACGAGGCTCACCTCGAACGGTTCCCAGTCCATGATTCGGTAGGTCTCGACCCCTTCCTTTTCCTCGACCAGCACCGCGCGGTGCACGATGTAGCCCACCGAGACACTCTTGCGGATCCCGTCGATGACGTCCTGCCAGATCTCCTCGGCGCGCGCGCTCTTACCGAAACGCGCGATGGCCCGCCCCTTGCGGTCATCGCCGATCCAGACCTTTTCGAGGACACCGACCTGGTCGCGGGAATTGTGATCCATGAGAAGCGCGCCGCTCGCCTTCAGGCGCTTGACGCGCATGCTTCCGGGCTCGTGATCCAGTATCTCTACACCCCACCATCGCTCGTAGGGCTCATCCGATGAAAACGACAGCTCCACCGTGCGGCCCTTCTCGTCTACCGCGGACCGGTCGATCTCCATCTGGCGGAACTGGTTTTTCTCAATCTGCTTGGTTTTGGTTTTTTGTGCCATCTTCACATCCCTTTCCTTTGCCTATCGAGCCGGACACGTCGATTTCGAGTCGCTCGGCGGCTTCTTTTTCGGCGTGCAGCTCGGTATAGACGTCGTCTATGTCAAGCCCGAGGTCGCCCGCGATCCGCGTGCGGGAGTTGACCCCCAAGCGCACCTCGCGCTCGCGCGCATCGATGTCCTTTGACGGGTCGATCCAGCTCCAGCGCTTGGACTGCCAAACCGGCGCGTTCCAGCGCTCCAGATCGCGCATGGGCAGCGCGAGCTTTCCGGATGCGATCGCGTGCGGCAGCCAGGCCTCGAAAATCGGCTGCACGAGATGCTCGACCAGAAAGCCCTGCAGCATCATGTAAAACGTGCGCTCCTCGAGCAGCCCCTGCCGCCCGGAGCTGTAGCTCGTCTCGGTCAGGTCGTTTGCGAGCGAGATGTAGGAAATGTTCAGCCCAGAGGCGATCCCTTTCAGCGCGGACTTGCAGAAATCACCGAACGCCTGGTTGGGATGCGTAGGGTCGAAGGTCTTGAACTCGTAGCCGCTCGGAAGCTCCTGGAACTTGCCAGGCGATACCTCGTCGATCAGGTTACCGGACGAATCCTTGTCGTCGTATGGATAGGCGCCCTCGGAGTTGCGCGTGAAAAAACCCATTTTCGCGGCGGAGACCCTGGCGGCCACGGCCTCGCTGTAGCGGTACTGGCCGAGCTGGTGCAGGTCCTTCAGCGCCGCGACCGTCCACGGGTAGCCGCGGGTCTGCTCCGCGCGCTCGGTGACGAAAACGTGCAGGACCTCCGCGGCCGATACCCGCTGGCGCTTCTGCGCCGGCTGCAGCGGGTACTCGCTTCGGCCGGGGTGGTTCGTCAGGATGTGGTAGGCCACCGGCCCCTTCCACTCGTCAAGCTCGACCCCCATGACGATCCCGTTGGCGATGTCGTTGTAGTCGTGGTCGAGGTATTCTGGGTCGAGCAGCTGCACGGCAAAGGCGAAGTCGTTGCGGGCGAAGCCGGAGACCGTGCGGGCGATCATCTCGCCGTCCCGGGCGAGCCCTTTTATTCCCAGTGCGAGCAGGTCGGTAAAGGACAGCTTTCGGGTCACGGTGCAGTTGGCCGGGCGGCACCAGGCGCTCCAGGCCGCCTCGATCTTCTGATTGGCGTTGTCGTCCGGCTTTCCGTCCGGGCGCTTGACCTTGCTCTGCAACCGTATTCCCTGGGGTCCGACAACGTTGCCGGCGAGCAGCTCAAGGAATCGGCGTCCGTAGCCGTTGTTTGCGCAAAGGTCGCGGCTGCGGGAGCGCAAAACCGTCAGCCCGGCGCGGATGTCGGCGTCGATGGCGTATGAAGATGTCACCCAATCCGCCAGCAGGCGCGACATGCGGGCGGCATCGAACGCCCGCGCGGCGATCGGTTTGCGGCTGAACAAGCGCTTGATGGCGCTAATCATTGCCGAACCTCACGAAGATGTTTTTGCCGGTCCCGAGCCCTTTCGCCACATTCTCTGCGGCCTGCTCCTGCTCGTATGCCTGCTTGTAGCGGCTGTACCACTCGAGCAGCCGCGCGATCGGCATCATGCCGACCACCTGGCCGCCGACGACCATCTGCTCCTGGTCTTTCGAGGCCCGCCCTTCGAGCTTGGCCTCCAGGGCGTCGAGCACTTTCTTGACGTGACTGCGGGCGTCGTAGCCCGACGAGGCGGCGGCGAAGTTGGCCAGGATCTCGATCGTGCCCGAGCCCACCATGTAGCGCTCAGTGGTCTTGGTGACGTAGGCTTGCCACCGGTAGACGCCGGGGGAGTATCCGGCGGTTGTGGCGGCCGCGAGTGACACGAGGAAATCGTCGCCGGAGGGGGTTGACGTCAGCGCTATGCGCACGCCGGACTTGACCAGGCTGTAGGTGAGCGCCCACCCGGCCGAGGCCTTGGGGACTTCGCCGGTCGGGATGGAAAGGCCTGCGGCCTCGCGCTTCCACTGGATGAGGTCGCCGGCGGTGAATTTTTCGGGCTCGGTGGTGGCGTATTCAGTCACATTTCCGCCCTCGGTAAAAATAAAAACCGGGTTTTCTGCTGAGCACCTTCAGCATAAACCCGGTTTTTTAAGAAAAACGGAAATGGGGTGGAAAACGACCGTTAAACGACACTTTCAGGACGAAAAACGGCCGTTAAAATGCTTGACGGTCTATTCGGCGTCAGGGTCAACTCCCATTTTGCGGTTGTCGCAGGCCGTGAAGCGCCGTAGGAAATCGTCTATGTTGTCGGTGTGCGCCATCCAGCGCTTGTTGAAGGCGCGGGCGAGCATTCCGGCGTTGATCAACTCATAAAACAGGCTGTCTCCGACCCCCAGATAGTCGGTGATGGCCTTCTTGCCGACCAGAAGCCGCCCACGGTGGTTTCCGTTTTTGTGGTCTCCCATGGCTGCGCCTCAGTCGGTTATGATGCACATCAGAATCGTCACCGCCAGGAATATCCCGATGAAAAGCGCGTCGCTCATGGCAACCACCTCCCAAAAACCTCGACAAGCGGGCCGGACACCGCGCGGATCCGCGCCGCGTTCGGGCAATTTTCGAGCGCCGGCCGCCAGGCCCGCAGGTTGTCCTCAACGCTCGATTCGAGGCACGAGTGTGAATAGCCCGGCCGTTCGTACCAGTATTTTCGGCCGCCCTGGTAGCAGTCCATGCCGGCCAGGAGCACCTGCTCGAACCCGGCCGCGCAGGCGAACCATACGGCCAGCGCCGACGAGAACCCACCGTTCCACCATGGCTCGTCGATCCGCACGTTTGTCCAGCGGTCGAACGGGCTGACCGTCCAGGTCGTCGGGCTCATCAGAAGCGCCGTCATAAGGCCCTCCTGCCCGGGGGTTGACGGGTCCTCGAGAAAACAGCAGACATCGGCCCGCATGTCCTCTGCGCCGGCGAGGTAGATCATGGCGTGCTGTTTGACGGAGATCAGGGCCGGGTCGCAGGCGTCCATGACGAGCTGAAAATCACGCTCGATCGAGGGACCCCCTCCCATGACGAGCGCCACCTGCGGCCCCCGCCGCTCGGCCCATCGCCTGACATCGTACATCCCCACTATGCGGTCGTCTATCACGCTGACATCCTCCCACTGTTTTTTTAGGGCCTACGCGCCGCCACTCCACCGACCGGCGCACGCCGGACCACCCGACTCGGCCCATTCATATTCCGCCCATCCAAGTCCCGGCCACCCGCCGCCTGGTCACCACCCGTTTCTCCACCAGCTGCTGGGCGGGTGTCTTTGGTTTTTCATTTTCATTCGCCACCGACTTGGCCGACTGCCGCTGCAAATCGCCCTCCTTGGCCTTGACGTAGCGGGCGAGCCCTGAGAGGTTCGGGTGCCACCCATTGTCGGCGCAGGCCGCGGCGTAGATCTCGCAGTCGAGCAGGTGGTTGTCGCTTCTGGTCTTAACCCACTCGATCCTCCCCTTGCGCGTGCGCCGCAACTCCTCCGCCAAAAACTGCTTGGTGTAGTCGACCCCGGTCTCGGCGTGCAGAAAAAAGCGCTGGCTTTCGGCAGCGATAACGTTTCCGTTTTCGTCTACCTTCTGGTCGCGTCGCGTCAGGCGCCAGTGCAGGAGCTTCTTCAACTCTCCTGTGTCGAGCATCCTCAGCTCGATCCCGCCCGGTATCGGCTTGTTGCTGCGCGGCATGCGGTCTATCGCCTGGGGGTAATTGACACGGATCAGTTGTGGGCGGCTGGATCCCTTCACGGCAAAGATCACCTGCCGCGCGTCCCGGCGTCCATGGGCGCGGATGAATTCATAGATCTCCTCGGTGCGGCTGATGGCCTCGTCGTCGGCGCCCTTGCCGCCGCCGGTGTCCATGGCGGCTCGCCAGATTTGCAGGCGCTCGCCCGTGCCGTCCTTATGGAAATACGTGTCGAACACCAGCGCCCGAACATCATCGAAGGTCGACAGATAGCCGTACTGTACCAGGTGGCTCGTCAAATCCTCCCCCCAGGCCCGCACCACGAACCAGAACCCGCGCTTCTGCACGTCGATGCCGGCCGTTAGCGCAACCGTCCACGACGGGCATATCCCCGGCGGAAGGTCCGTCTTGCGCTTGAACAGATCCCCCTCGGCCTTGGACTCTACAACCTCCTTCCACGGCCGCGCCTGGTGCTGCGTGACAAAGGCCTGGAGCTTCTTCGGATCGTCCTTGCCCTTAAGAAAATCGGCCGCGGCCTTGGAAAGCGACACGAACGGAGAATACCAGGACTCCAACGGGCCGAAGGCGATCGCCGTCGGACGCTCGACCGGCGTTTCGGCTTTCCACCTTCCGCCACGCACGGCCACGTTGCGGGCGTGGTCGTCCCAGTCCATGCCGCAGTGAGCGCAGGAGTAGCGGGCGAGCTTGCCGCGAAGCACTTCGCGGTGGTCACGCTTTCCGTGCCAGTGGATACGCTCGAAGCCCATGATCTGCAGGTGGCCACAGATCGGGCACTTCGCGTGGTAGCGACGGGTCTCCTCCGCCTCTGATCGTATCAGGCGGTCGAAGGCGTCTCCGTCGAGCTTTGGCGTGCTGTAGAAAATCTGCTTGCTCGTGTACTGGTACGAGTTGGTGCGGACATCGCCAAGGCTAAACGGGTCCGCCTCGTCGCCGACAAAATCAGGATATTTACCGGGCTCGTCCCAAAGTATGTAGCGCACGGACTCGGACGCCATCGCCGCGGCCGATGTCGCCCAGACCATCATCAGGTCCATGCCGTTTACAAAGTTGACGTGCATGGTGGTGACGTCGTCGATCCTGGAGGAGAGCAGCGCGGCCGTTTTCGGCGTCGAGCGGATTGTGGGGATTAACTGCCGCTTCGCGATCCGCTTGCTGACCTTCTCGTCCGGCATTACGTACATGGCGGGCCCTGGGTCGACGTCGATCGCATAAAGCATGAAATTTAGCCCCACGGAGGTCTTTCCGGTCTGTGGGGCCCAGCACAGGAAAACCTTGCGCACCCACGGCAGCGCGATCGTGTCCATGGGCTCGATGCAGTACGGCGTGACCTCGTTCCGCCACTTGCCTTGTGCGGGGCCCCTGACCACCATGCGATATTTCTCAGCCCACTGGCTGACACTGATCCGCTCGCGCGGGCGGAATACGCGACGCTCCGGATCCGTGAAGTGGTCGATGGCGTATGCGACGGATGTCATGCTTCGATCTTCTCCAGTCTGCCGGCATCGATACTTTCCGGAAGCTCGTGGTGCGCGTCCTCGGAGTACCTGGCCAGCCAGCGCTCGGAGGCCTCGAGCATGTACTCAATCACGTCCGGGGCCTTCAGGTCGTCTCCGGACACCAGCTTGATCATCTCGGCCGAGCTGCTGCGTATAAAGTTTTCAATGTCGCTTTTAAATACCGCTGCGCGCCGCGCCAGGGCCGCCTCGAAGGCAGAGCGCTCGACGTATTCACCTTTCAGGATCCTGGTCTTGATCTCCCAGTGCTCGGCCTGGGCGCTGACCTTGCGGGCCTCGGCCGCGGCCTTGTCGTCTGCGACCGCAGGAGAGGCCGGTCGCATCTTTAGGCCGCCGCTGCCGTCCTTCAGCTTCAAAAAAGTGCCGGCATACCGCTCGACGTCTTTGACAAGGAATGTCCCGTCAGACTGGGGCCTGAGCTTCCCTTGGTCGCGGTGACGGTAGACGGTCGCCTGCTTAACGCGGTACTTGTCGAGCCCCTCAAGGTATCGCACCACCTCGAGGATACTCTTCAACGCCTCCGGTTTTTCGCTGGGCGCCTGGCTGATCGAGAGCTGCTCTGTCACTTGATTATTTCTCATTTACAGGTGGTTATACTTTTCCCACCCGGTTTTTTCTCAACAAGTAGAGATGAATCGAGGTCGTCGAAACCGCACTTCAAAGGTC